CATTTTTCTTAACTCCTCTTTTGTTTTGGTGTATTTATATAATATACTATGTGTATATTATGTGCAACATATAATATATCGATAATTTATAATGCTTTATAATTGGTTTATATTTTTAATTCATATATGTTATAACAAGGTATGGACGTTTTACAGGAACATAAGAAAATAAAATTGTCTTTTTTGAAAAATAATACTGGTCAGTTTACACATATGGGAATACCTAAAAACCCACGTGTAATCAATAGAAATAAATTTGAATTACTACTTGATTCTTTAAGAGATTCAGATCTTACACAAATACGGCCACTTGATGTGTTACAGTATGAGGGTAAGTTTGTTGTGTTATCGGGTAATCAGAGGCTAAGAGCATTGAAAAAACTGAAAATAAACGATGTGCCATGTAATATTTTAAAAAATGATCTTGACCCAAAAATCTATCGTCAAATTGTATTACAGGCTAACACGAATTATGGTGAATGGAGTGATGATGACTTAGCCAACGAATGGTCAGAACATGAGCTAGAGATGTGGGGGTATGAATTGCCAGAAATGGGTGAAGAGGAGTTATCACCAGTTGATACGGAAGAGGAAAAGCCATTTTATTTGAAGGTTGAGGGTGAACAAGAATTACTAATGACTTTAGTTGATGAATTAAATATTAAAGGGGTAACGGTCACCGTTAAATCATGAAAATAATAATGGTGTATAATAGTTTTGGAGGCATTAAAAATGGCATATGACAAAGAAAAACTATTTAAAAAAGCATGTGATTATATTACAAAAGACAAAGAGGCGTTATTCATGAGTGAGGTTATTACTTATTTGAGAATATCAGAACAAACATTTTATACGCATTTCACTAAAGATTCTGAGCAACTGGAGCACTTAAAAATGCTCATCAACGAAAATAAAGGGCAAACAAAACGATATTTACGTAGAACGTTCAAGAGTAGGTTTGCATCATCAGCAGAAAGAATATTTTTATATAAATTATCGGCATCATCGGAAGAGAAAAAACAGATATATGAGACGAGCGCGCCTCAATCAATCGAGCCAATTAAGCATAACATCACACTTAATTTAAAAGATGAAAAAGATAAAAAAGATGTTAAAAAAGATAAAGGGAAAACCTCATGAATGACATAAGTATTTTATATGATTTATACTGGTTTTTTAAAATTGTAGTTTTGAGTTTATTAATATCTTGCGTAGTTATTGGGAACATATTAATGGCGTTCAGGATATCATTCTTTTTTAAGTCATATCGTGACCCAATCAATGCGTTAAAACGTGAAAATAACATTGAAAGTATGTTAAAAAATCAAGAAGACTATGAAAAAATAAACGGGGCTTAATATTGGCGAGGGAATTTTGGACGCAAACTTAAATTACAATCAATCATTAATCTTTGATTCAATATTCAATGACGATATGAGTATGAAAGAGACATGCCCATTTGAATTAGCATATTGGGGTGGTTTTGGTTCAGGAAAAAGTTTTATAACCATGTTAATTGCATACCATTTATGTGTTAAGTACGCTGGAGCTGAAATACTATTTACTCGATATTCTTATAGACAATTAATGGATTCATGCGAAAGTCAATTTCTTGCATTGTTCCCCCCTCATCTATATGGGTATGATTATAAAAAAAGCGATCACGAATTACATTTTATAAATGGGAGTAAGATTTTGTATCGTGCTTTTGACGACCCTAAAAAAGTCTTATCTAATAGCTATGATGGTGTGGTGATGTGCCAAGCTGAGGAACTGAGCGAAAAGCATTTTAGTGAGGTGCTTGGACGATTGAGAGGCACAAAACTACCAAAGCGCTTTGTATTTACAGAGGGCAACCCTAGACGTGGCTGGTGTAAAAAGCGATATCATGACAATGAAACACCAAAAGATTGCCTGTACATTCGGGCAACTACGTATTCAAACAGTGAAAATTTGCCAGATGGTTATATTGAACGAATGAAAGAAAACTACCCACCTAGTTATATTAAGCAGTATTTAGAAGGGTCATGGGATGCTACAAGGACTAACGTATATGATCAGTTGAAAGAACATCATAAAATTCCAAGGCAACCATTACAAGATCATTGGCATATTATAATTGGCTTGGATCATGGAACACGTGTTGATACTAGTATCGTTTTTATGGCTAAAAATGAGCATGGGCAGATATTCATATTTGATGAATGGCATAAGTCACACCCAACGATTGAAGAAATTGTTATTGCTTGTAATAGGTATGGATACGGTAAACCTATCATTGCCGATTACAGTATGAAGGTTGCCGACCGTGATTATGGTTCTTGGTGGAAGGATTTACAGGCAAAAGGTTTAAATTTGATTGAGTGTGTAAAAAACAAAAGTGGGAATATATTATTGATAAATGAATTATTTTATAAGAACAAGTTATATATTTTTAATGATTTAGGTTATGTGATAACACAACATGAGGAATACTCATACAAAGATACTGAATTTGATGATTCAGATAAGTTTGAAGTGATTAAGAAAAACGATCACTCAGTTGATGCCGTTCAATATGGCGTGCGGTATTTAAATGGTGTGGATGTTTCCTCACCTTCCGATAGATTTAAAATAGATACTAAAAAGCCTACACTGCACGATTACGTGACTGGTAGAGCGTGAAAGGAATAAATAAATGGAAAATCAAAATATAGAAATGGCAATGGGTATCCTTAGGGGGGAAATGCATAAGATGCTTACCGATATCAGTAAATCGATTGATTCAAGAATTCAAACGATGGTTAAATCTAGTATGCAAGAATCAGCACAATTCCATTTTGATGGTAAGTTAAAAGTGTTGGAAAAAATGACCACGAACAAGCCTTTGACTAATGAACAATTAACTAAATTATACAATGACATCATGGCATCGTTAGAAGATTTAAAACACAATGCCAATGGTTATGCCTTGTATGATCAAATGCAACAACTATCCGCAATGATTCAAACTAATCAGACGCAGGTTAGAGAGTTGAGTCATAACGTAAAAAAGATTATTGATGATAGCTACATTAAAAGCAATATAACCCCACAAGAATTACAAGCGTTATGGAAGAAATCAGAATGCACCCCCGATCTAATTGCTAAGAAATTTAACGTTAGCCAATCGATGGTATACAAGATTTTAAATTGTGAAGATAGCAACTTAAAACGCCGTAATGAAATACGATTGTTTATGGAAGATTTAATCAACAAAAATGCCACTGTATAGTTTTAAATGTAAAAAGTGTGATTGTATTGATGACGTTTATTTTTCAATACACGAACCAAAAGTTAGTAAATGCCGATCATGTAAAAGTGATCAAACGTTTCAGTATTTTGGAAATGCACAAGTAAGTATTCATGGCTTTACTGAGTTTAACGACCCTAGGGGTGGGCATGGCAAGCTAACCATGAACGAAATTAAAAATATAGAAAAGCGTGACAAATTAGTCTATATTGAAGAAAACGATTATCAATCTGAAATTAAAAAAAATCGTGCTTATAATAAACAAAAAGAAGACAAAAAAATTGAAAAAGTAATTGATAAAGGAATGAAAAAATTAAAGCAAAAATGGGGATAGCTTATGAGGCGTATTTTATTGAAGAAATTAATGTAATGTTTTATAGCATTAACGATAAGTATATATATATGAAACCGCATAGCGAAGAATTAGAAATGTTGGTAAATGATGGTGAGATTGAGCAGGATTGTATTAATTTTAATTATAAAAATATGATTATGATTAACTGTAATTGAAAGGAATAAATAATGTTTAATATAGTAGGGAATTTAATTGGGTCGGTAGTTGGAACGGTTGGTGACGTTGTTAAAAAAGATCAGGCCATTAAAGAAATAAAAGAAAAGGGCAAGCTGTCTATTGAGCAAGCCAAAGTAGATTTAAACATAGCCAAACTAAACGCACAAATTAAACAACAAGAGACACAAGCAAAAAACGATATGACCTATGACATGCAAGTTTTAAAAAATAGGCGTGAATCATTAATTGATGAATTTATTATCGTTGGTTTTTTTGTGATTATGATACTTACGTTTATTCCAGCAACACAAGCAACAATGGCCGAAGGTTGGCAAGCATTAAATGATACAGCTTGGTGGTTTGAATTTGGCATTGTTGGTATCCTTGTTAGTACCTTAGGGCTAAAAGACGTATTAAGAATATTTATGGGTGGTTCAATCGATAAGTTACGAAAAAAAAAACGGTAAATGACAATGATGGAACGTTTTCCCAACGTCAGGAAGACGATAATCTAAACAGGTCGAAATCGACCCCTTTAGAGTTATCCGGAAATTCCGGACAACTGAATCAGGAAAAACCTAAAGAAGAACCGCTAACTAATATTGT